GACACAAGCGTCATTGCTAAATGCTCTAAAAGCTTGATCTGAGGTCATTCGGGGTCTCTTTTCTATTTGACATGATGCGCTGGTGTGGTATGACTAACGGCAGCACATAGGAGGTAATATGGCATTAGACATTGAAGAGTATCGGCGTTTCATTGCGTCACGATCTGACAAGGCGGAAATGTATGGGTTCTCGCCAGAACATATCAACGATATGGCAAAGACCCATCAGCGCAACACTTTGGACTTCTGCCTGAATGCTGGCAAGTCTGCGGCGTTTCTTGATACTGGATTGGGTAAGTCGTTTATTGAGTTGGAATTTGCGCATCAGTGCGCAGAGGAAACGGGCAAGCCTAGCCTGATCCTGACGCCACTTGCCGTCGCTGGCCAAATGGTTAGAGAGGGTCAGAAGTTCAACATTGATGCGCGCCAGATCCGTGAAGCCGATGAGGTGGGCGATGGCGTTATGGTGGCAAACTATGAGCGGTTGCCGAAACTTGATCCTGATGCGTTTGGCGCGATTGTGCTTGATGAGAGTTCAATCCTGAAATCATTTGCAGGTCGCACAAAAAACATGCTTATGGATGCGTTTAAGGATACCCCATACAAGCTTGCCGCAACCGCCACCCCATCGCCTAACGATCACATGGAACTCGGCAATCATGCTGAGTTTTTGGGCGTCATGCGTCAACAAGAGATGCTATCCAAGTGGTTCATTAACGACACGTCAACCGCATCGCAAGATTGGCGGCTGAAAGGTCACGCGGTTGACGACTTTTGGCAGTGGGTCGCGTCTTGGAGCCGTTGCGCCACGTTACCTAGCGATCTGGGCGGCGATGATGCAGGCTATGTATTGCCTGAGATTGATCGGCGTCTGCACACTGTCCAAGCTGATATTATGGATGATACGCAAGGATTGCTGTTTCGCATCCCTGAGATGAGCGCTACTAGCTTCCACAAAGAAAAGCGCAACACGCTGCGTCAACGGTGCGAAAAGGCGGCGGAATTGGCTACTCATGACAAGCCTGTGACTGTGTGGTGCGAGACCAATGAGGAAAGCGCATTGCTTGCCGATATGATCCCCGGCGCAAAAGAGGTGCGCGGCGATATGAAGCCGGAAGAAAAAGAGGCTTTGCTTTTGGGTTTTGTGGATGGTGATTTTCGCGCTATCGTCACCAAGCCGAAGCTGGCAGGTTTCGGCGTCAATTGGCAGCATTGCGCCCATGCTGTGTTCGCATCTATCAGTTTCAGTTATGAACAACACTATCAGGCTGTGCGTCGATCTCATCGTTTCGGTCAAACTGAACGCGTCCGGAATGATATTGTTATCAGTGACACAGAGAAAACAATATGGGACGCGATCAACGTCAAGGGCAAGAAGCACGAAGAAATGAAGCGTCGTATGTCTGATGCGATGAATAAAGCGCAATCTAGCACGCAAACAAGGGTTGCATATGATCGCGCATTGGATCTATATTTCCCAGAGTGGATTAAGAGCGAGGAAACACGATGACTAAACAACCAGAATACCAAGGTGAAGGTTGGCTGCTGCACAACTCTGACTGCATCGAAGGTATGGCGTCAATGCCGGAGAATAGTGTTGACTGTATGGTGACTTCGATCCCATTCGGTGACTTGTTCGTATACAGTGACAGTGAGCGCGACCTTGGCAACGCAGGAACTCAAGATGCATTCATCGAACAGTACAAGTACTTCTGCGATGCGCTTGAACGCGTTATGAAGCCGGGGCGCATTGCATGTATTCACTTGACTGATTTGCCGTTGCGCAAGGGTAAAGATGGTGCAATTGGTCTGTATGACTTTTCAGGCGACGTGATCAAGGCGCATCGTGCAAGCGGTATGATTTATCACGGGCGAACAACTATCTGGAAAGATCCCGTAGTCGAGATGCAGCGCACTAAGGCGCTCGGATTGCTGTATAAGCAGATCCGTAAAGACAGCGCTATGAACCGTATCGGAATGCCAGACTACATGCTGTTTTTCCGTAAGGATGGCGACAACCCGGATCGTATTGAGCATGTTGCGCCTGGTGATACTGAGGCGGCAATGCCCATTGTTAAGAAGTGGCTTGAACACATGCGTCGCGAGGGTTTGTGTGCAAGTGTGCCAGACGACGACATGATCCGAGCGTTGATCCCGCATTGCGAGTTTGACGTTTACGAGTGGCAGAAGCTTGCAAGCCCGGTTTGGATGAATGTTCAACAGGGTAATGTGTTGAATGGATGGCGTGGCGCTAAAACTGAGGCTGACGAACGTCATGTTTGCCCTTTGCAGCTGGATGTTATCGAGAATTGCTTGCGCCTGTACAGCAAGCCGGGAGATGTGGTTATGGACCCATTTAACGGGATTGGATCGACTGGAGTTGTGGCTCTTAAAATGATGCGGCGATATTTGGGGTTTGAATTGAAGCCTGAGTATGCTAAACAAGCAGGTGAGAACCTTAAAGCATCAGAGATGAGCGCAGGAGACCTATTCGCATGAAAACCACCCACACAACAGAGATCACCGCAACCCTAACCGCGCGCCGCATTCGCGACCCTGACACCGGGCCTGATGAGATTGCGGACGTTGAGATTGAAACGGTATATATGTTCGAACGCGAATGGACTGATCGCGAGTTGCGTGATGAGTTTGGCAATTTGGCGGAATGGATCAAGGATGCCGTAGATATGGAGGAGTTTGAGGATGAGGAGTAACATCTGGTCAATCACGGTTGCGCCGGGTGATCGCAACATCACGGTCAATATCACAACTGATGAAGGTGATGATATGGGCGTAATGATGCACGGTTCTCCATTAGTGATGCAGGGTATTGTGAATGCGCTTGTTGCTGGTCTGTGCGTTGGTGAGATGAACGGTGATAATGAGTATGAGGAAGTAGAAAAGGAGGTTATGCAATGATAACGCGCGATGACATGACAGCACTAGCACCAGAAACCAGAGTGCTAGACACGAACCGCAAAGACTGGCGCGAACACTTGGACAAGATCGTGCGACTTGGCGACACGGGGACGCGCATCGTGTACTGGACCGGAGAAACAGACGTTGACCCACGAGGCAAGCGCAAGGAAGTGTTTGATGTGATGCGTGGCTACAGTGACGCGGGCAAGGTGCATCTGTATCAGCGTCGTCAGGTTGGCGGTTACGTATATTTGGCAGATGTGCGCTAACCAGCGCCTAACTTGAACAATCAGCACCGGGCGTCTATATTTGGCGTCCGGTTTTATCTAAGGAGGATGAATGATATGGATTGGTTGCAAAAGAATATACCGCAAAAGATAAGATTTATTTTGTCACTGCCATTTCTTTACCCTATTGTTGTTGCTATTCTGTTGATAATCGCGACAAGGGCGTTTGTTATGTCGTGCGTAGATGTTCTGATTTGTGGGTTTAACGGTATCGGCTTCAAAGACAAGATTAGTTATTACCTATTGGATAGGATTTGATAGATGAAACTCCCATACACACTAAAGCACCAGAAAGCCAAGCCGCCTGTATTCGCATCGGATCAGGCCGCTTGCTTTGACCTGACCGCATGCACCAGAGAACCATCAGGTCAGCGCGCTATGATCTATGACACTGGGATCGTTTGGGATATTCCAGACGGATACCATTTGAAGGTCTACAGCCGCAGCGGTCAAGGCTTCAAATACGATATGCGGCTATGCAACAGCACGGGGATCATTGATGCGGATTACTTGGGTACTATCAAGGTCAAGCTAGTATATGATGGGCCTGTATCGTATCGCCCTGACTGGCCTATGGTCGGTGATCGTATTGCGCAGGCGATGTTGGTGAAGAACGTCAAGACAGAACTAATCGAAGTAGAAGAAATCACAAAGGAAACAGCGCGTGGAGAAAACGGATTTGGCAGTACAGGGAAGTAACATGAATGGCTATCAGCGGTTCATCGCTGTGAGCCGTTATGCGCGATGGCTGCCGGAAGAAAGTCGACGTGAGACCTGGGGCGAGACGGTTGATCGGTATATGCAAAACATTGTTGATTCCGTCGTAAAGGCGGGGCGCACTACTGTAAATGCAGAACTGCATGACGCGATTACTGACCTAGAAGTAATGCCGTCAATGCGCGCTTTAATGACCGCTGGCCCTGCTGCTGATCGCGACAACACTTGCATCTACAATTGTTCTTATCTGCCGGTTGATGATCCGCGTTCGTTTGATGAGGCTATGTTCATTCTGCTTTGCGGCACTGGAGTTGGTTTCAGTGTTGAGCGGCAATATGTAAATAAGCTGCCAGAAGTGCCAGATTTGAACACTGTAAATGATGTAATCCATGTTGACGATAGCAAAGAGGGATGGGCTAATGCATACCGCACTCTTATCCAAGATCTATTTGATGGGTACATCCCAACATGGGACGTTTCCGCAGTCCGTCCAGCAGGTGCAAAACTAAACACGTTCGGAGGTCGTGCGTCTGGGCCTGATCCACTTGTTGATCTATTCAACTTCACCATTGACGTATTCAAGAAAGCACAAGGCCGTAAACTGACTTCTATCGAGTGCCATGACTTGATGTGCAAGATCGGTGAAATCGTGGTTGTTGGTGGAGTTCGTAGATCTGCTATGATTAGCCTCAGCAATCTTAGCGATGACCGTATGCGTCACGCCAAGTCCGGCCAATGGTGGGCTACTGATCCGCAGCGTGCGTTGGCTAACAATTCTGTGGCGTTTACTGACAAGCCTGATGCAGAAAGCTTTATGCGTGAATGGCTGGCTTTGATGGAAAGCAAGAGCGGCGAGCGCGGTATCTTCAATCGTCAAGCTTCTGTTAAGCAGGCCGCAAAGAATGGTCGGCGCGATGCGGGTTGGGACTTTGGCACCAACCCTTGTTCTGAAATCATCTTGCGACCGTATCAATTTTGCAATTTGACGGAGGTCGTATGCCGCGCTGATGATACGCTAGAGGACTTGAAACGCAAGGTTGAACTAGCTACTATCCTTGGAACTATTCAAAGCACTTATACGCACTTCCCGTATCTGCGCGATGTATGGCGTGAGAACACTGAGGCCGAACGGTTGCTTGGGGTTTCTCTGACTGGGATTATGGATAATAAATATCTGTCGGGTAAGGGTTGGCATCAATACCCGCACGGAGAAGAATTTCAAACGGAAGAAAGTCGAAAATGGTCTAACTGTGATGCGTATGATTTGAGTGATGCGCTAGACATCCTCCGCCAAGTAGCAATCGACACCAATAAGGAATGGGCCGAGCGTCTTGGCATTCCTGTCAGCGCCGCGATTACATGCGTAAAGCCATCTGGCACTGTTAGCCAACTTACAGATACAGCAAGCGGTATCCACGCGCGCCATAGTAAATACTACATCCGAACAGTCCGTGGGGACAATAAAGACCCTCTGACTGAGTTTATGAAGGCGCAAGGCATTCCTAATGAGCCTGATGTGATGAAGCCTGATACCACTACGGTTTTCAGCTTCCCCATGAAATCGCCTGAAGGTGCTGTTACACGCAATGATATGACGGCACTAGAACAGCTTGAGTTCTGGCTGACGTATCAGCGTTATTGGTGCGAACATAAGCCATCTGTAACCGTATCCGTTCGAGATGATGAATGGCTAGATGTTGGAGCATGGGTATACAAGCATTTCGATGAGGTGAGCGGTATTAGCTTCTTGCCTTACTCAGATCACACCTATCAGCAGGCACCATATCAGGACTGCACGCGTGAAGAGTATGAGGCTATGCTTGCCATTATGCCTGATGCGATTGACTGGA